GATGGTGGCGACCAGAAAGCGTACACCTAAAGGCACCACCGGTTCGGCCCGCGTTCCGCCCCAGTGTTCGGCGCGCTCCCGTAGATTTTCAGCCTGGCGGTCGGAAATCATCGCTTTGGGGGTGTAAGGTTCGCCCTGGTCGACGTTGACCGTCGTGCGCAGGGCTTCCTCGTCGTCGTTCTGCTCCCATGCCGCCATTGCGTCGAGATGTTTGACGACCAGTTCTTTCCAGTTGGTGAAGCTGGCCGCCGGCCCCTTCATCCAGAACGTCGCAAGGTCGCTGCGCCGGATAGTCATGCCGTCGCGCGCTGCGATCTCGCCGTTCGGCAACCAGATCGCGCCGTCCTTCACCCAGCGTCCGCGAAGGTTCAAGTCGTGTTGCATGTCGGGAGTGAGGACGACGCCGCAGTGCGGGCAAGGCATGACCACCTTTTCCGCCGCCTCGTGGTGGTCGGCAATGTCAGGATATTGCAGCAGTTCGAACACAGGTTCGAATGTCCCCATGCAGTCGGGGCATTGCCAATACCAACGCCGCCGGTCGCCGCGATTGTAGAGGTCGAGAATACCTTTCGTCGGCGGTGCCTGGTGCGGAGTTTCCCGAACCCACTTCGGATTCTCGACGTCACGGCCGGGCGAACTTTCGGCCACGGTCATGCGGCGGCGCTTGAACGTCTGCCCGCGCTTGGCAGCAAGGTCGAAGGCATTACCCTCGCCGCCGATCGAATCGGGCATGCGGTCATAGTCCATGAGGAACTGGCGCGGGATCGTCTTGCCGGAAAGTTCGGTGATCGAAGGCCACTTGATGAGCAGCCGCATGCCCGAAAGAAAAGCCTTGTCATGGACGTTGTCATTCTGACGGCCCGGCACCATGCGCTTTTTCAATTCGGGGGAATTGCGCACTGCCCGGTCAAGATCGGCCTGCGACCAATCGCGCGCGGTCGATTGTGTCATGTGAACGACGAGCATGTCGGCAGGATCGCAAATCGCTGTGTGGCACAACCAGTTGATGAGCATCGCCGATTTGCCGGTACGCGCCGGCCCGACGAACACCACGCCGCGTTTGTCGAGGCTCTGCATCTCGTTCATCGGCTCGACCAGGTAGGGTGCCTTGTCGAGCGAGAACGGGCCGATATACGAGCCGGGGTTGTTGACGATATGGTATTTCGCAGCAGCGTCGGCGACCGTCAGCCGTTCCGCAGGCCGAACCCCTTCCGCCGATGCCGCGACTATTTCTTCGAGCGTGGGGAAGCGCGAGTCGGGGAGTTTCACAGCAGGTCATCCACGGCAACCGCCGGGCCCAGAAGATCGTCAATACCGATGGGCGCGGCGGTTTTCACGCCGGGCGGCGCTACGCCCATCAACTGCGCCGCCGCGAACTGGACGCGCAGGGGATACTTGCCGCTCAGGTTGAACCCGGTGCCCGCCCGCAGCGAGTCCCGTTCAACGACATGCTTGTGAAAATGCTCGACCCTGTCCCACTGGCGATCGAGTTCACCGCACAGCCAGTCATAACAGGCGTCCGTCAGAAACGGATTGTCGAGTTCGTAATATGCGAACGACGCCATGAGAAAATACGGCACCAGCATGTTCGGCCCGTCGCCGCAGACCTTGCGGGTGATCTCGTCGTAGTGTTCGGGCTCAAAGCGCATCGCTGACCATGTCCTCGTCGATATGCACGTCGCCTCCGGTTGGCGGGGCAAGCGGGTCTTCCCGGTCGCGCAGGCTCACGGTCTCGCCCTTCGATGGCGAGGCGACCAGTGCCTCGTAGAGTTCGGATTTCAGCGCGTTGGCCATTTCCTCGATCCGCAAGACGTGCTGATCGGAAATGCCCTTCATCTCGCGAATGTCTTCGATCCAGACGTTGATCCGGTCCTTGAAGGTCATGTTTACCTGACCCAGAATGTTCAGCACGTCCTCCGTGGCCCACGCCTCGCCCGCTTCGCGCAGATACTTCAACCGCTCGCGCTGCGCCTGCCACAGCGCCTTGTTGATTTCGGGCGGCAACTGCGCGGCGTTCAGCGTCCGGATGAATTCTTCGGGCGTCATCTTCGGCGGCACGAGGAACGAGCACGCCGTTGAAAAGTCGTAGACGTGCCGCCCGCCGCCCGTGGTCCCCAGTTTGGGACAGCGCACGAGCCGCTTGCGCACCGTCGCCGGGTCCATCTGGAACACTTCGGCAAGGAAGTTCTGCGACACCGGGCGCTTGAGCATCCCGGCTTCGATGAACGACGTGCCGGTTGATGCCGCCTTGATCGCACGCTCCTTCAGCAGCCGCTCGGAAGCCTCGGCAGTGCGCTGCTCGCGCCGCGCGGCACGCTCGGCACCCCGATCTTCGACAGGCCGGGCTTTTTGCTCGCTCTTGCGCGGCCGTCCTCTTTTGCGTTTCACAACCTGCGGAGTCGGGTCGCCCAGCAGATCGTCGATGTTGTCGCTCAAAGCAGATCCCCGATCAGATCGTCATCGCTTCGGACAGAAGCATCCAGAGCAGCATTTTCGTCGGCTTCGACTTCAAGGAACGCCGCGATGACGTGAGCCGCGGCTTCCGAGACGATCGCGTTGCCGTAGGCGCGAAGTCGTCCCACTCTTTGGGGAGCGCCATGAGCCAGCGGCTCAAGGCCGGGTTTAACTGGCCGCCACTTTCCATCCCGGCAGAAGAGCCAGTCAGCATCTCCCCAGAAACCGTTAGTCGGGCCGGGCCGCATATCGTCGCGAAGTCCTGAAGACGTTGTTGTATTTTCGAGCCGTCCGGTCGATGCATCGCCAAAGCCGAGTCCGGTTTCCCTACGCGGTCGTTGTTCGTCGTCGTCGTCGGCCAAGACGACAATTTCGCCGCCGTTTGTATGTTCAGTCCCCCGGCGCGCCCCATCGTCCCGGCCCCAGTACTGCTGCTGGTGTGCGGCGTCGGCCAATGGGCCATCGCCGCCTGTCTCGGTAACTGGTCGATCCGCGAACGCCCATCGGGCCGGGTCGTCGCCATCCCCGGCGTGTCCTTGTAATCGCGCGTCGTCGTCGTGACCCATCCCGATAAAGCGAACTTCGCTTCCTCGCTCGGCGCAACCGGGCCGCCCACCAGAGCAACTGTCCTTCTGCTGCTGTCCGTATTGCCCGCCGGATTGTATTGCCCCGGTTTCCCCGGATTTCCGGCCATTGGTGTCGGCCAAGTCGCCAACGCCGCCGATGCCGCTACGTCCTGCGGACCACCCTTGCGCGCTATCTCCCGATCCGCACCCTCGATCGAGCGCACGTTCTTCTCCCCGTCCGCCGCGCGCGGCGTCGGGTGTCCACGCAGGCTGTCCGAGGTCGCGGAAGAAGAAGAATTGCCTTTGCCGGATGTGCGGCGCACCGACGCCCGCAGCGCAGAGATCGACTGCCCGCCCGGCGTATCCCGTTCCTTCCATGTCAGTTTGAACAAGGTCGAGCCAACCAAGGCCGTCCTTGCTTGCAACTTGCTCACCAAAGACCTGTTGAGGGCGGCGCTCTGCGATGAGATAGTGGAAGTGGGGCCAAAGGTGCCGCTCGTCAGCAACCCCGCCTTTTCGGCCTGCCGCGCTGAAGGGCTGGCATGGCGGGCTGCCGGTCCAGACGGGTCGATTGTCGGGCCACCCGGCGAGTCGTAGGGCGTATGACCAGACTCCGATTCCCGCAAAGAAATGGCACTGGGTATATCCGGCAAGTTCGCTCGGCTTGATGTCACGAATGTCCCTTTCGTCGACGTCGCCGGGCGCAATGAGCCCCGCGTCGATCAGATTGCGCAGCCATTGGGCCGCGAACGGCTCGATCTCGTTGTAGAAGGCGGTCAAAGCAGATCCCCGATCCCTGCCGCCGGTTCGCCGCTGATCTGGGTTTGCTTCCATTCGGCGATTTCGGTTTCCAGCCACACCGTTGCGCGTGCCGATCGCAAGGCTCGGTTCTTCGGAAACTGCCCACGCGACATCAATCGGTAGATCGTTGCACGCGAAAGCCCGGTTTCGGCGATGACCCGGCCGAGGCGCCACCACTGCGTCTGAGCCGCTTCGGATATGGTTTGAGACTGCATGAGACCGTTCTTACTCAAGCAATCTTATAATTCAACTTAAAAGTGAGATTTAGCTTGTGATCGATTAAAAGAGTGTGTGGGTAACTCAAATCACAACGACATAAGGCTCCCTGCGATGGGATGCTTCGAGTAGTGATGCTGAGGATAGGCGGGCACGATGCCAAGGGGCTTCAGCGGAGTGGTGGGGATACGTCGTAGAACCCCACCGCGACCCTTTTCAAACCGGACGAGATTTCCGGTCGTGGTCCATGAAGGTTGGAGCCGCAGTTCTCGGTAACACTGAGACG